CGACTTTTCTCTAAATCATTATGCAGGTCTGACACTGTTTACGTTCCTTGTTGAGACACTTACATGCCTGTGATTTTTGCGTCGATCGCTCGGCCAATTATTTCCCAGGTTCCGTCCAGACAAATGGTCTGATAGTCGCGATTCAGCGGAACTAAGTAGCCGAGACCAGCATCCTGGTCGTACTTCTTGAAGGTGGTTTCGCCGGTAGAGTTGTTGCGAGCGATGTAGAACTTTCCGCTGATTAGGTCGAAACCTTCAGGTTGTATCAGTATCGGGGTGCCTTCAGGGAAGGTTGGCGGATTGTCCGAGGTCATTGATTTGCCCTTGACCCTGAGCCAATAGCCTCGTGGCCCCGCGTTTTCAGTAGACGACAACCACTCATCGGCGATGCCCGACGGATAGCAAACAGATGACTCGACGGCAGCCCCAGCAGCTACCCAAGTAATCAACGGGTACTCCCTTGCCTCTCTATGGGGCTGGAGCATTGTGTGTACGTTTGCGTGGTCTGCTGTAGCTGTCAGAGCTGCTATCTCAGAGGCTAGCCGTGGACTGAAGCTATCCACTGGCTCATCTATCAGCCGTGCGAGAGCTGACGCGAACTTGGCATTTAGCGCATTCGTTCCATTCAGATAGTGAGCCACTGCTGCTGGAGTGATTCCGACTTCATCGGCAATTTTCCTCTGATTCAGCTTGAGAGCATTTTTCTTCGAGAGGAAAAGCTTTTGAGCAGCTTCGCATTCAGCAAATAGTTCGGGAGGGAGGGGCTTCTTCTTGGTCATGAGGAGACTATAAACCGTTGGTTAACACAATTAAGTTACCTGCGGTATTGTTATGATGGTTACCTGCGGTTAATATTATTGGATCTAGCCAGAGATCCTCGTTATGAATCAGATCCAATTGCCTGAACTGGTTGCGAAAATTGGTCAGGCTGCAGTCGCCGAGGCATTTGGCGTCAGCCCGGCAGCAGTTCATAAAGCGATCAGATCTGGTCGCCAAATCATCGTTTCCATAGAGGCCGATGGTACTTACTCGGCCCATGAGTTACGCCCGTTTCCTGCTCACAAAGCGCCGATTTCTGCCTCGTTGGAGAGACGCGGCTGTGAAGTAGCACGAATTGGGGAGAAGGCTATGGGCTGCCGAACAGAGTGACTACGTCCAGTTCAGGACAATTGTCCATCTCTCGTGACCAGGTGCTGGTGGCCCACGCTGCCGAAATGATCGCCCGCACTGGATTCAGCCAAGACCATTTCGCCCAGGCGTTAAGTGCGAACTTGCATCGCCAGATTCCTGCCAAGGCAGCCAGTAAAGATGTGCCCGACTTCGAGGCGTTTGCCCTGGGCAATGACACCTCGTCCTTCCTGAGAGCTTCCGGTGCCTGGTTGCGCCGTGTTGGCCGTTGGCTCAGTGGCGAAGTCGATCTGCCGAGTTGGGTCGAGGAGTCGTGGGTAGAGGCACTGGAAGGTGACTTCAAGGACTGCTGCATCAATGAACTGGCCAGCCGCCACGGTCTAACTGGTGCGCGTGAGTTGGATGGTGAAGGCAATCCGCTGGGTGCGTTCGGGCAACTGGTTGCCCGGCTCGGTAATACCGTCGCGTTGGGCAGTGAGATCCTGGCTGATGGCCGTATAGATTGCGAAGACCTAGACAAGCTGCCTGAGTTTGTCGATCGGCTGCGTTCGGTTGAGGCCCGGTGCGGCGAACTGCGTTCGCGCGCGGAGACGGTTCTGCTTGAACAGTCCGAGAAACCTCACTTGTCCCGGGTGAACTAGATTCCGTGACTACCCTGGACAAGGACAGCCAATCGCGCTCGGCCAGCGGACAAAAGGGTAGCCCCGGTAAGGGGCGACCTGCTGCTGTGCATCGAGACAAGAAAAGTCCCCACGCCGCTCTGCACGCACCCATTCGGGCACCTCGATATTCGGCTCCACGCCGGTTGACAGGTCAACAGCTGAAAAATCCGCTCCTGAGGATGGCGTTCTCTCGGCTCCGTCAGATCGGCCACCTGCGCGGTAAATACCTGCGCGACCTGGACACAATCCATGGTGGTCGCCGTACACGCTCCGAGAAATTTGAAGCCTTGGCCAAGGCTTCTGAGCAAATGCTGTTACGCCTAGACTTGGCCACCGGTGTGTTGGGATGGCTCGATGTCGAACGCGGGCAATATTTCCTCAACACGCAGTGTGGCATCGCGGAAGATTGCGATATGTCCCCAGCCTCTCTGAACCGTCTTATGCACAGCCTGGATCTGGCCGGGTACGTATATCGGCGAATCGAGAAAGTGCGGCTGGATGAAAAGGATGAGGCTGGGCTCAACCTGGTGCGGACTCGCGTCCTGGTGCGATTCACCGAAAAGTTCTTTGCAGACCTTGGCGTGCGTTACCTGTGGTATCGGGCAAAAAAGGCTGCGCTCAAGCGCAGAGATAAGGAGCTTCGTGAAGTCAGTGGCCTGCGTGCAGCACGCCAAGAAAAGGCATCGCTGGAAGAATTCCGGCGACAACAGTCTAGGAGCAATTGGGAAAAGAGCGAGGCACGCAAGGCTGCTCACGCTTACAGTCAGCACGAAACATTGAACGCTGCTGACGTATCTCCCCGAGGGGCGAAATCTCCCCTGGAGCCTGACAGAGGACCAGGTGGAGTGGACGAATCCATGGCGCGCCTACTGCGCAACGTCCAGGTCAAGAAAGACACCCCGACGAAGTAATCGCATCCCCTGCGAGACCAGGTTACGCCTGGTGGTCGAAAAAACACCCTACCGCTGTACTTGCCTATCACGCATGCGTCGTCATGCGGATAAACGCGTCCGTTCGCGCCCCATTTTTGTCGCCACTTTCCTGCCGCGCCGGCGTGCGGCCAAGCGATCCACGGAGCCTTTGAATTAAATGGAATTTTATACCCCTCTCAGCATCCCCAAAGGGTAAAAAAAAGAGATTTTCGAGGTGTCCACAGGGTCGGTGTGTTGGGTACATGATGATGCCTTCGCCCAAGGGCTCAGTTCGCTGCGCTCAGCTTTTTATGAGGAGCGCGGGCTGCGCGCCCGCCCAGCGGCAGGGCAGTGCCCTGCACCCATGCTAGATGCCCAGCACTCGGTGCTGGCGATCCAGCGGCCACAAAGCGGTAATTGGGCGCGCCGAGGCGAGTTGTAAAATTCACGGTCGGCGATCGCGGGCATGTACGGTCAGCGCACCTGAGATTTTTGGGTTTGGTTTGACGGGCAATCGGCCGCTGCGCGGGTAACGCCGCGCCACGATAGTGGGAGTCAGATGAGAATGTGTCGGCGGCTTATATGCCTGCGCTGCAGGCATTCCGATGCGGAAGCCGAGAACGGTGCGGAACAGTGCCCCCTGGTGGCACTGCAGCGGTGAGGATTGGGTGAGGCGAGGAGTAAGTGAGTCTGGCCCGACAGTCAGGCTGGTTGTGAAGCGCCAACTTGGAGAAATAGCTCCTGCTGTTGTTCCGCTGGCAAGTTCCTGATGCGTTCGAACAGGAGCGTTTCTAGGCGTTGCGTCGGCGGCCGCAAGGAGTGCTTGAACGTCAGCTCGGAAACCCACGTGTGTCCGCACTGAGCGTCCAGGCATTGGCAATACAGTTTCACATATCCCCGGGTAATCTCCTCCCGTGAGCTGATTCGCCCTTTGTGATCGCAGGCAGTGCAGTAGATACGCATGGGTCCCTCCCCAGGGTGTAATAGCCATCATTATGCCTTTCTAGTTGGTTATAATCACTAAATACTGTGTATCTATTCAGTGGTTTGTTGTGGTTCTTCTGGCGTTCTCCAGTTGATTTTCCTGTCTTGGCGCAGTGTGTCGTTGACCTGGTTAAACAGCTGACAAATCGGCCTGATCTCGTTGCTGGTGTACACGCGGTCGATCTTCTCGATATCCCCAAACCCCCCGTTGTTCTCCGGGATGATCCCAGCCAGGGCAGGGTTCATTCGCCAGGCAGCGATCACGTCGTTGCGGGTGATGTTCTTCACCTTCTCCAGCTCGTCCTTGGCCTGGAAGTCCCCCACGGGGATGATCTGGATCGCGTTTTCCTTACCGTTGGGAATGTTGACGAACATCGAACGGAAGTTGCCCACGCCCTTGCTGGCACTGATCTGGGCTCGCAGGTTGTCTTCGTCTTCCTCGGTCAGGTCCGGGTCGTTGGTGTAGAAGATGTATCCCGCGTGCGCGCCGTTGCTGTAGTAGCGCCGGCGGAACAGGGTTGCGGCTTCGTTGAGCAATAGCGCCTGCAGGCCGCCCAGGTAGTCGGGCACGCCGTAGATGTTCTGTTCCACGTCGTAGTCCAGGACGTGTTCGATTTCGTCCTGGTCGAAGTCCATGTATTTGCTGTCGGGCAGTAGCATCCTGAATCCGCCGTCGACCTTCACCCGCATGTTGATCGCCGGCAGGTGTTGCATCTCCAGCACTTCACCGAAGGCGTTGGTATCGCGATAGAAGTACGCCTCGCCAAACACCATGTAATCCAGGCTCGCTCGGCCCATGGTCTGCGTGCTGCAGCCCTCGGACGGGATGAATTCACGCAACAGCAAATTGCGTTTGAACTTGGGAATGGCGCCGTGGTGCGCGTTGGCGCGCAGCAGCTTGGCCAGGCCCGCCCGCGACACTGGCGGCTTGTAGATCTCTCCGTCGTCGCTGAGAAACACCCCCAGGTACTCGCCGATGTTGCCGGACAGCACCTGTTCGGGCTCCCCGAAGGTGAACGCCCGCATGGGCTGCGGCTGTCGCGCCTGTTGGCTGGTTTGGGGCTTTTTGTGTGGTGGCTTGGGCATTGGTTCCGCTCGTGACGTAGCGGCTACGGCGCCGCTTGTTGGTGTTGAGGGGTTCATTGAACAGGGCGTGCATGATTGACCAGGCGATGTCGGCGTGGCCGGTGGCGTCGGTGCGCGAAGCGCTGTAGGTGACTTGGCCACTGGTGGTGGTGCCGCGCTTGATGGTCAGGAACGCCTGGGCGATATCGGTCCAGCCGGCGTCCCACTCGATGCGGCTGCCCTGGATCGTGTCCTGGGCCTTGAGAACCAGCAGGTTCTTGGTCTCAAGGCTGTAATGGATCGGCGTGGCTTTCGGGTAGAAGTCGCGCACCAGGTCGAACACGCCATAGCCGACACCGGTGATGTCGATGCCGATGTGTTGGACGTTGAAGCGCTCTGTGAGCTTTTTGACCTGGGCGGCCTGGTAGTTGAACGAATGCCCCCGCCAGCTGTGCTTCTCCAGGATGCGGAATTTCGCCCCAGGCTCCAGCGCCGGGGCGACCACCACGCACGTAGCGTCGTCGCGGGTACGGCTCGGATCGTAGCCAAGCCACACCGGGCTGTTGCCGAAAGGCCGGTCCAGTTCTGGGTTGTAGTCCTCCCACAACGACAGGTCGGAATAGCAGCGCTCCAGGTCCTTGAGGCCGAACGCGCTCTGGCTGCTGTCGATGAACTTGCAGTAAAACAGCTGCTGAAATTTGTCTTCGTCGTACTCCAGCTGCAGCTGCTCGAGGTCGAACAGATCGCAGCCGCCATCGATCGCATCCTGGATGGTTATGGTCTTGCGCCATTGGCCGTCGGGGCACAGTGCGCCTTGGGTGTAGGACGCCTCGGTGGGCCAGGTGCCTCCGGCTTTCTTGCCGCGTTTGCTGTTGCGGAATTCCTCGCCCGACCAGAATGGGTACGCCTGGTGCGACACTGCGCTGGGCGTCGAGAAGTAGGTTTTGCGCCACTTCTTGTGGGTGCCCATGGCGCTGGCCACGGTGCTGAGTTTTTCGAAGTCGCGGATCCAGAAGTACTCATCCACGTACACGTGGCCATGGTAGCCCTGGGCGGTGCTGCTGTTGGTCGACAGGAAGCGCAGTTCGGCGCCGTTGCTGAGCGTGATCGGGTTGCCGGTCAGCTCGATGTCGAACCACTGCTTGGCAAACTGGATGATGTAGCTGCGGAAGATCTCCGATTGCGAGCGGCTGGCCGACAGGAACACCTGGTTATCGCCAGTGAGTACCGCGTCCATGAACGCTTCGCCGGCGAAGTAGTAGGTCAGACCGACCTGGCGGCTTTTGAGGATGTTGCGGATCCGGCTCGTCAGCGGGTTTTGCTTGGCAGCGAACAACTCCTGCTGATAGCGGTACATCTTGCTGATGAACTTATCCAGGAAGTCGACTTCGGTCAGCCCGCTGATGTCGTTTTTGGCTTTCTTTTCCTTCTTCCTGTCACCGCCTTCGCCACGGCTGGAGCGTTCACCACGCGAGCGTTTGCGCGGTTCCTGGGGCTGGCCCAGGTCTTCGCCGTTCGATGCCGCCACCGGTGCGGGCTTGGCCGCTTGTTTCAGCAGGCGCTCGCGAACGGCCGTCAGTCGGTCCAGTTCGTTGAGGTCGTCTTTGGACAGGCTGCCAACTTTGTCCAGGAGCAGGGTGATCCGCCGGCCGACGGCAGTCAGCGGTTCTTCGTCCGACAGCATGTCTTCCCAACCTCCCTGACGGATCCAGTAGTAGACGATCCGGATGTTGGGCAGGTTGAGCTGCGCCTGAATTTCCTTGGCCTTACAGC